ATGCTATATGTTTTTGAATGAATAATATCTTTAATATGTTTAGATAATTTGTCAATAGTAAAATTAGTATCATCATATGCAATAATCTCAGTTTTATTTTTCCCATTTACTTCGAGTGAACGTATTTGTCTTTTGATTTTTGGGTATGTTTTAATAAGATTTTCTATCTCTACTTTATTTTGAACACGAAATGCATCAACTAAAATAAAATTGTTGTATTTTTTACGATGATCTAATATTCTTGTTGCCAGGTCGTTTGTATGTCCAAATTTAATTAGTTTTTCTCCAGATTCATTTGTATTATCAATTGTTCCAAAGTAGATACATTCTGTATTTAATGGGAACTGCATAATTGTAGCTTGTTCTACTGCTCGTTGTTTTTCTTTTTTGGAACTTTGTTTTATTTCTAAAATAATATTTTCTTTTTGCTCTAATTGAAGTCTTAATTCATCGGTTTCTTCTTCCACAATTTGATGTAAAACGTCTTCCATTTTCATATAATATTCGTGGATTTCACTCGCCTTTTTGGTTTGAGATTTCAAGCACAGTGATTTGAAACATTTTATTGTTAATAATATTGTTTGTTTGTTATGTCCACCCCATTTTTCATCTTGCTTATTAAGCGGTTTTTCTTCATTTGAAGTTGCTTTTGTTGTAACAAAAGCAAGATTTTTATAATCTATATCTAATTTAAAATATTTTTCTAATAACATTTTAGCATTTATTTTTTGTTGAAATCCTAACCATTTCCATATATGATCTAAATCAACAACAAAATCTATATTTTTATCATAATTTAAGTAGCAATAAAAACTACTTACAAATAATTGTTGTTCAAACCCTGTAAAATTATCCTTAATTTTATTTATTAATTTGTTATTATACACGTTTGACAGTTTAGAGATTGGATTTTTCTCTATGAGTTCTATAATATTTAGTTCTTGCATCTTATTATACATAGTATAATGGATACTCTTTAAGTTGTTATTCTTGATTTTAAAATATAAAAGTAAGAATATATAATCAAGTTATCGGTTTCTCTAAACAGAAAGCGGTTTTATAGAAAGCAGTTCTACCACTTGGTTTTTTTTACGGCTATTTTTGGCCCCTGACCACGTTTCTTCACGTTATTAGGGTCATATTGCTCCTCATCGTCGTCGTCATTTATTTGTTTTGATAATTCCCAGAACTCTTTTGAACCTAATCTGAAATCATTATGGTCATCCGCTTTATACCAAAATACCTGATCCTGTAATTTGTTTGACTTTGAGTTGTTATTTATCACTAGACACTCATAATTTTCAGTGCATTGGTCCATCACTTGACAAAACGATTCAAATGTAGGAAACATACCAGCATAATTCTCATAAATACGCTTTCTATTTGCGATATACGGTTCTCTTAAAATGAAGACGTAATCAATGTTAGTTCTTAGAGTTGGAGGGACACCTAAAGGATATTGCATTGTGATGACTAACATCACCTTCCAATGACGTCCATTCATAAATAGAAGCCGCATCATCTTATCACGCGCCCACGTATTGTCGTATAAACAATCATCTAAAATCACGAATGTTCTAGGATCAATAGTGCTACGTTTGAATTGTTCCATTTCCTTTTTTATTTGCTTCAATACGCTGCGCTGGCGTTTCAAAATGTTCTCAATAATTGCAGTATTGTATTCGTTATGTATAAACAATTTTGGGACCAGTTTACCGTAGAAACCGTTACCTTCTTCTGTTCCTGAAATAACGGTTCCTATAGGTATATCCTGATGATAATAAAGTAAATCTCTTACTAAGAAAGATTTACCTGTATCACGACGACCAATTAATACAACTACTGGACCTTTAGATTCATTTGGTTTAAAACTAATACTCTTCATATCAAATCTTTTTAATTCTAGATTCATTTTATTATACTACATATAAAAATATAATAATTATTTTAAACGTAATTATTTTGCCTTTCCTAAAATATTAAGGATTATCAAAATAATAAGTTAAATATAATTATAATTTATATTTTAATTAGCTAATGACGATTTCGGTAAACTACCAGAAAAGAAAGAACAATAGCCTGTTTACTAAGTTTCAAACTAACAAAAATATTAATTTAACAGATATTCAAAATTATATTCCTATTTATGATAGATTTTTTTCATTAAATAATACCAACTGGAACTCTATCAACTTAAACCATCAGTGGGCAATCTCAGACATTAAGGATATTAAAGGGAATGATATCGAAGAACATAGTTTTACTTGTAAACTTAAACATATTTCAGAGGATGACGACTTAATCACTACACAAAAAGTTTTTATTAAGATGGCTCCTCTATTGGACCCATTTAAATATGCTGTTGGCAAATATAACCATACTGATCCACAATTATTCAACCTACCATCATTTGATAGAACTAACAAAGTTCATCCAAAACTTAATGACCCTAATAATTCATCCTTTATTGATGGATTTTTTTCATTCTTAACTAGTAAGGTTTTACACGAACATCAATTTATTCACGGTCTTGATTATTATGGCTCGTTTTTAGCTGTTAAAAATGATTATAAACTTAACGTAATTGATGATATCGATTATTTAATTCAATCTGAATTTTTTTTAAAACAGAAGAATATTTTGTTTAAAGTTGAAGATTATGCACATTTAATTGCACATGATGAGAAAAAATCATTACAGCCACTGAAAATATCGTCTAGTTTAAAATCTATAATGTCTGTTAATTCTATTGATGAAGCTATGTTTGAAAATATTTTTGAAGCACAAATACCTAATAAAAATAATGAACATATTTCTTTAAATGATGTAAAAACAATGGGAGTTGACTTACTTGATATTACGAATTCAAATGAATTTGACGTTACTAATCAAAAAAAATCAGAATCGTTAAAATCAGGTTCAACTTGCTCTTCTAGAACATCCCATACAAATGATAATGATTTAAGCGAAGATGACGAACTTGATGAATCAAAAGATTATACATCAGGAACTGATAATGATAATGATAATAGAACTGATAACGAGACCGATAATGATAATGATAATGAATGGGAAGACGATAACAGTGAAACAAGTATTGAAGAAGAAACGTTAATTCTTACAATTCCGAAATTTCCTGTTCAAGTTATTTGTATGGAACAATGCGAGAACACGTTTGATTCATTGATTATAAACAACGAACTATCAGATGATGAATGGTTTTCGGCATTAATGCAAATTGTTATGATTCTTATTACTTATCAAAAAATGTTTTCTTTTACACATAATGATCTTCATACTAACAATATTATGTATATTTCAACTAACCGAAAATTCTTGTATTATACTTATAAAAAGAAGACATATAAGGTTCCTACTTTTGGTAAAATTTATAAAATCATTGATTTTGGACGTGCCATCTATAAATTTAATGGTAAAACTTTTTGCAGTGATAGTTTTCAAACCGGAGGCGACGCAGCTACCCAATATAATACTGAACCCTATTTTAATGAAAAAAAACCAGGCTTAGAACCTAATTTTAGTTTTGATCTTTGTCGTCTTGCTTGTTCCATTTTCGATTATATTGTTGACGACTTTGATATGATTAAGAATATCAATGAATGTTCTCCATTAGTTAAACTAATTGTTGAATGGTGTATAGACGATAATGGTATCAATGTTCTATATAAAAATAATGGTGTTGAAAGATATCCTGACTTCAAATTATATAAAATGATCGCTCGATATGTTCATAAACACACTCCTATATCTCAACTAGAACGCAAAGAATTTAGCAAGTTTATTATATCTAATAAAAGCATTCCAAAAACAGAACAAATTATAAATATAGATGATTTACCGTGTTATGTCTAAAAATAATTCGGACAGATAATATTATTTTATTATAGTAATATAATAACATAATAAAATGGATAAAATTGATAAATATGGGTTTATCATTACAAGGCACGTTAATTCAGAAAAAACAAACAGATATTGGAACCAATGTGTTAAACTAATAAGAACTTTTTATTCTTTAAAACAAATCGTAATTATTGATGACAACAGTAACCAAAAGTTTGTTAATGCCGATCATCAATATACCAACTTAACTGTAATACAATCAGAATATCCAGGAAGAGGAGAACTTCTTCCATATATTTATTTTTTAAAATACAAATGGTTTTCTAATGCTGTAATTATGCACGATAGTGTATTTATTCATAAAAGAATCCCATTTGAAACCATTAATATGCCTGTGTTACCATTATGGCACCACGAATATGATAAAGAGAATGTAAATAATTTGTTAAGAATTAGTTCTGTGTTAACTAATAATTATACAATTGTCCAAAATATAAAAGGTTCTGAAATCAATGTTCTTGGACTACCTAAAAGTAAGGATATTTTATGCTTTGGAGTCCAATGTTATATAAATATTAAATTTTTGGAATTATTAGAAAATAAATATAAGATAACAAACTTAGTAAATGTTGTAAAAAATCGCACTGATCGTTGTGGGTTAGAACGAATTCTTGGTATTTTATTTTGTAAAGAATGTTATAAATTAGAAAATGTTAAATCTTTATTTGGAGATATATTAAAAAAAAAATTAGCATTTAATTATACATATGATAATTATTTAAATGATGTTAAAAATGGTATAGTAAAATATCCGTTTGTAAAAGTGTGGACTGGTCGTTAAAATGGTGGATTATCTGTAAATGCCAAAGGAGTGGTTGGCGCTACTGTCTCATTAATTACAGGGGTTAATTGATTTAAAATAAAATCTCCAACAACTACACTAACATAAACTACCAATGCGTCTCTAATCAATATTTTAAGAGGTTTTGGCTCCTTTTCTATATATCTCATTTCTAAAAACTTTGTTATAAAAAATATAACAGATA